TCCCATTTATTAAATCTACAACGACGACCTAATAAAGTTCCAATTGATCCTGAAGTTTGTGCAAACTGAGATGTCTTATTCATTAATTCTTTTACGAATGGAACGTTATTATGATATTGATTAAATAATACTTCTGCTTCTTCTTTTGTATTTAAACCAAGTTCGGCTTGTAATTTTGCTTTTCCCATTCCATAAAATAATCCAAGATTAATTGTCTTAGCTTGTGTTCTTGATATACCAGCCATATCAGCAACTGTTTTGTGAAAGTCTACAGAATTATTTTTAAATTCATCTACAATTTTAGTTACAGATTCATCAAAACAAATAGGTTCAGTTGTTGCTGCATAATGTACAACCAGTCTTGGTTCTTGTTGTGAATAGTCAAAACAACCCCATTTATGGTCAATTTCTGGTAAAAATAATGATCGAATCATAGGTCCTAGCTCCTTGTTCCTCGCTGGGATTTGCTGGAGATTAGGATTAGCATAAGAGAATCTACCGGTAACAGTTCCACCTTGATCTGATCTTATTGGATTAATGTCAGCATGAATTCTTCCATTATGTGCAAACTTTAAAATTGTATCTATAAAAGTTGTATGTGCTTTATTTATTTCCCTTGCTTTAGCAATCATTTGAACTATAGGGTGCTTATGTTCTTGTAAAAAATTTTTTGTAAAGGAAGGTGCTTGTGATTTATCAGTTCTTTCATAGTGTAGGCCAAGCTTATCAAAAACTGTTGCAATACTTCTTGCTGCCCAAATCTGTGGCTCTATCCCTGTTTCTTGTTTTACTTTTAATAACAATTCATGCTCTTGTTTTGTTAGCTGTTGTTTCAATAATTGTGCTTTTTCTATATCAACTCTTACTCCTTTAAATTTCATATCAGTCAAACATGGAAATAATTGTGTTTCTAAATCAAATACATTTTGTAAACTTTGTTTTTGTATTTCACGAGATAAAACTTTAAATAATTCTAATGTTAATTGTGCATCTTTTTCTGCATAATTACCTACATACATTGCAGGAAGTTTATACATTTCAGATTTAGGATCTATTCCCCATGATTGTGCAGCTTCTGTTAAAGCTTTTTCATCTTTAACTTCACCAAGATATTCATATGAAATACTATTTAATGTATAAGCTAATCTATTTTCATCAATTAAAGATGCCATCACCATAGTATCTACAATGTGCCCATTGATTTGGATTCCCGCTGCTCGTATCCAGCATACGTCATACATTGCATTGTGAAATATTTTTACAGCATCAGTTGCGCAAACTTTTTTAAACCAATCTAAAACTTTTAATTTCTCTATATTGCCACCACCTTCATGAGCAATTGGATAATATGCTGACCATCCATCAACAGCAACTGCAATACCAACAATGTTACCATTACCAATAATTGCACCCGACCCTCTTGATTTAAGATCTGGATCTCTAGTTTCCAAATCTATTGCAATATATTTATAACCTTTTAAATCAGGAAAATTTTCTGGACAAATCCATTCTTTCTGAGCTTCAAACATTGATTATAGTACCATAAGTAAGAAGTAAAATACACACATGCAGGTAATAAATCCTAAATCATATGTTACAATAAATTTATACCTCATTGTAATCTCTTTCTATAATCATTTGTATGTAATGAATTGCTTTTAAAAGATCTTGTTTTTTTCCTTTATCTTGGTGTCTGCAAATATATTTAATTGCATTACCTTCAGCAAACAATATCTTATTTTCATTTATAAATTTAGAAGGCTGTATTTTATATTTTTTATAATGTGAACCTCCTATTTGTTTAAAAAAAACTTTGTTGCTCATAGTATTGGATCTCCTATTCTATAGTTATATTCTTCTGTTGATTGCATGATATAAAGATTCTCCTTTGTTCTGGTTACACCCACAAAGAACAATCTATGTTCAGGATCAGGATTACTTAATGCTGAATCATATATGATCTTTTCAAGATCAGTAAATAAAACAACATTTTCACATTCTTCACCTTTTACACCATGTATTGTGGATACTTTAATTCTTGGTTCATTTAATAAGTTATCTCCATTATTTAATAGTCCTTTTATATAAGATTTACTTTCATCAGGTATATTTAATTGTTCCCAGCTTCCCGTTACTAGAAGCCCGTGGCTCATCATTAGGTCATCTATGTCTACATAATCTACAGCGTCTAATGAATTACCTGTTGAAAAACCTTTTTTAACTAAATTATCTTTTACCGTTAAATATCTATAAATTTTTTTAGCTTCTTCTGCTCCAATCGTTGCGCCTTGATTCAATCTTTCCCAAAGTCTATAGGTTTCTAGTAGAACATTTGGCAATAAGTTATTGAATTTACTAGCAAATCTTAAGTTTAAAGATGTTAGATGTTCTTTAATTGGATTTAACATTTTATTTGTTCTAGCTAAAATCATCCAGTTACCGGATGTAAAATTTATATTATCCATATGTTGATCCCAATAAACTGCTCCTTCTGCATCTCTTGGCAACCATGATTTAATCATTCTGTTATCAATATTATCTAAAATACTTAATGCTACTTTATGAACTGCTCTTGGAACCCTTCTTGATTCTATTCTTGGATCCATTTCACCTTTTAAATTTATAAATATATTTTCATCAGCACCTTGAAATGTATAAATTGTTTGATCGTCGTCCCCTGCAATGTAAGATCTCTCACATTTTGATTCAATGTAAAAGAACATGTCCCATTGCAGAGGATTCAGATCTTGTGCTTCATCGAGAAAGACAGCGTTGAGTGGGGGACACTTATCTTTTTCAATAAACTGTTTAATCATATCAGAGAATTCAATCATCCCTGTTTGTTCTTTATATGATTTTAAATCGGCATCAATCTGTTCTGTTAACCATACATCTATAGTGTGATGTAAATCTAATTCAATTGCAGCATCTGTTATTGAAATTTTTTTAGCCCTTGAATACTCAATAATTTTCATATGATCATTTTTATATTGTGGTATACCTGAATCATTTGTGTAAGATTCAAATGACATATCCCTACATATTTGAGAAAAATTTTTAAAGGCATTCCATTTTTCATCTTTTAATAACTGTGTATTAGTATCAATATTTAATTGTCTAGTTCCCAATGTATGCATGGTAGACACATATTGAAAATCTTTTTTAAGATCAAACTTTGGAAATAAATTTCCAATTCTTTTTTTAGCTTCATCAGCTGCAGCATTACTATAAGTAATGTAAGCAATTTTATTTGCAGGAGTTTTATATTCTTCAATCTCCTTTCTTAAATAATGATTAGTTAAATGAAATGTTTTTCCTGTTCCAGGAGGTCCTGGTATTATAATTCTTTTCATTTGAATGCCGGATCTTTCATTTTAGTTTTTCTTGTATTTGGTTTATCTAATTTAATAGTAGGCATTTTTATTGCTCTATAAGATTTCTTATCTATTTTTATTACTTCTTCTTTTGCATCAAATAAATCGTCTAACAATTTTAATGTTCTTTGTTTTTGCATAGACCAAGATTTAGATCTTTGTAAGTATTTCCAAAAATCAATAAATTTAAAATGAGTAGTTTCACCTTCTGTAAATGGTAATCCTCTTTTTAAATCATCAATCTTTTTGCCTGGAGCCTTATTAATAAAATCAGCTAATAAATCTTTTATTTGTACATCCATTTTAGAAGATGCAGGAGCATCTAATTCTGTAAGTTTATCAAATAATTTAATTAACATCTTTCTCCAAACAATCTTACCAACCGGAAGCATTGGTTTTGAAATTTGATCCATACACGCAACAGAAAATTTTTCTGGATCATGTAAAGTTATATTATCTACTTCAACACTATCACCATCAATGTTTACAAAATAAATTGGTGGATCAGATAAATATTTACTAATACCTGTAATTTCTGGTGGTGGAACATCATCTCCAACTCCAAATTCTCTTTTAGAACAAACTTTAGAATTACAAAAATCAACCATTGGAGCTGATTTACATTGGTATCTATATTCTTTTTTACCTACTGAATCTATTTTTTTTAATATAGTTGCATGATCTAAAGGTGGCACCATATATTTTTTATTATACTCATGCATTTTATCTTCCCAACCAGTTGGATATCTTTTTTTTAAATAAACACCAACATTGTACATCATAATATCTCTTCCACCTTCTTTCATACCATCTGATATTAAAGTTTGTATACAAGGAGGAGCTCCTTTTAAAAATTCATCTGAGTTATAAGAATCATTTGCTTTTAAATTAAATAATTCTTTTTCAGTTAAAGAATACTTGTCATACAATTTAAAAAAATCTTCTATTTTTAATGGTTCTCCATTATCATCAAATGCATATCTAATTGTTTTATTGTTTCCATGGTAAGGAACATTTAAAAAACTTCCTGTATCACCTCTATCTGCTCTTATGTAATCTTGTTTTGGAAATATTTCTACTTTTGCATATCCTAAACATGCTGCAATTTTTTTAAGTCTTTCTCTCATTAAACTTGCTGCGACAAATTCTTTTGTAAATAAAAATACGTGAGCTCCACCAGACTTTGATCTAAATAATATTAATGGTAAATCTTTCTCTCTTATTTTTTTAATAAATTCTTTGTGATCAAATGGATAAGTATCAATATCAATACATCCCCATTTACATTTATTATCTTCTCTTATTGGAACTATACCTAATGCAGGTTCTTCTCCATCTAAATGTCTTTGCCAAAGTAAATCTGTAACCGGTTCTTTTTTAGTAAATGATTTTGCTTCATGCTTTCCATTTTCGGAAAGCTCATCTTTCATTTTTGTTTGTCCATATGCTGTTTCTAGGCCAGCAAATATCGCCTTGAATCTTTCTAACATTTTCCACTCTTATGTTTGGGGTGATATTTCTATCACCCCATTTAGTATTTACTTATTATTTGCTAAACTTTGATAGAACTGCTTTGCTCTTTCATAGATAGCTGAATCAGTCACAGGACCAACTTTAACTATGTTGTATCCATACCATTGATTTCCTTTTCCAGAATTCAATACTGTATTTATTTTGTATACATGACTGAATGATGGTGGAGTATATGGACCATTTTTACCATCCATAGTTATTGACATCATCATTGCGTTCCACTTTCTACTAATTTTACCTTGAGATGAACTCATAGATATAAGTGCAGTTTCTGTAGAACCATTACTATCTAATATTAAAACAAAATGCTGACCAACCGTAAGAATGTAATTACCATTTGGCAATCTATCCTTACCCATTTGATCTTTAGTTGTCTTAGTTAAGATATCAGAACTATCTGGATAAATCTGTTCAGGTCTACCTGATCCAGTTCCAAAATCTGACCATTCTTGATATTCAAGTTTATAGTGACATGGAATTACTTCTATTCCTTTTGCACCATCATAAACTTTCTTTGTTACTGTATTTAGTAACATTCCTGGTTCAGCACCTTCTACATAAGCTTGATTTCGCTTCTGTCCTTCTGCTGATCCATTCTGTAATAGTTTTAAGATTGGTAAAGCAACACTAGTGTTCTTTACGTTCTCAAAACCTGCATGTGCATCGCTTTCAAACAATATTGATGAAGGCAATGGCGCAGCTTTTTTTATTGCTACTTGTTTCTCGTTTCGCGTTTCCATTTTCTAGTTTCTCCTTGTTATTTTTGTCTGGTTACCTGCAAACGTTTTAAATAGATCAGAGGGCATATCACGTCCAGATTCGATACGCTCTCTGACCACAGCCTTGAGTGTCTGGGAATGAACGCCAACTTTCTGGACTGGCTCAAATCCCTGACCTCGCGCAAGGACAGCATATTGCGCTGCCTTGTTATCTTCGCCACGACCAAAGGTAACAGTGATATCGTTTTTAATGATATCGCCTAGACCGTTGTTACGAAGCCATTCAAAAGCTTTTTCCTGAACTTCAGGAATAATAGTCGCACTGTAAAAAGGTTTTACTTCTACAGATTCACCATCTTTCAGCTTTAATTTTGTAATGTGCATTTCCTGCATCATGGCAGGAATTTCTATTTGTGAAAGTATTCTTGCTTGTTCTTTTAATTTATTTAAACTCTCTTCTGCATTTAAAATTTCATCTTCTAAATTTTTTAACTTCAAAACTTTATCTGATAAAGTTTTTGCAGCATCAATTTGTGTAACTGATTCTACTCTATCGTCTTCAAAGTTTATTATGCTTTCTACCATTTTAATTCCTTTCTAAATTTCTGTAATATATAATCCCTTAAAATACGTTTGTCAAGTGCTTGATTCAGATTTTTGATACAAGTCAATTTCAATTGGATAATATCTCCTTTCTTGTTTATCCCATTTTAATAATTTATACTTGCCATTGGTTATATCAGAAACAATTGAACATGCAACACCAATTATTGCAGGATCACCTGTAAGTAGTAAATAATCTTCTGAAGTGTAATCTTTTAGCAACTGTCGTAACTTAAATACAACAGGTCCTGCACTTAATATTATTTGTGCATTTTCTGGAAGAAGAACTTTTAGTGAACCAAACTGTGAAGCGCCAATAATATTTATTTTAGGACGACCTTCTCTTGTGCCTGGCACATCTTGTATAACGTAAACTTTATTTTTTTCCATTCTTGACATCTTGTATATTAATCTATATATGTTTTCAATAGAAAGAACTAACTATTATATATGCATTATAAGTTTAAGACAAAGCCATTTGCACATCAATTAAAGGCATTAGAAATGTCCTGGGATAAGAAAGT